TTACTATTGATGTCGAAACAATTAAAAATACACAAAAAGCAAAAGAAATTAAAGAAGAAGAAATAGCTGCCTGCCGTTTAGATAATCCGGAAGGATGTCTTATGTGTAGTGCTTAGATTTGTTAAAAATATATAATAACTAAAATTAAAATCCTTTTTATAATTACTTTCTCCTTTTAAAGTAGAAAAATATAACAACATTTAATTATATGAACCAAACTGATAAATTGCCATTTATAGTAATATTAGATTGGGATAATACCATAGTAGGTAAAGTAGAGTATCAATCTCAAAAATATTCATTAGAACAACATTATAAAAAGTTTGGATTAAAAGTAAAAAAAAATAGTAAAGTTCCAAAAGCTTTTAATAAAGATAGTAAATTAGTTAGACCATATTTTTTAAACTTTATAACAGAATTAACAGACTATTTTCAAGGAAATATCTATTTTTTCATTTATACAGCAAGTGAAAGAAAATGGGCTAATGCTGAAATATCCTGGTTAGAAAAATCGCACGGAATTAAGTTTCAAAGACCTATATTTACAAGAGACGATTGTATAGTTGATAAATCTGGTAGTTATAGAAAATCTATTTCAAATATTTTCCCACGTATGTTACGTTCTATGGGATTAACAAAAATATCTAAAGAACAAAAAACAGAGCTATTACATCAAAGATTGTTAATAATTGATAATAATGCTGTATTTAATGATATGAAAGAACATTTATTAATATGTCCTGATTATAATTTTATGGTTTTTGAAAATCTATTAGAAGATATACCATTATCATATTTACAAAATCCAAATATTAGACAGCATATTTTAAGTTTAATTAATATGGGCTTAGTATGCCCCTTCTTTGGTAAAAATGATGATATTAATCAACAAATGTATAAAAAATATGAATGGTTAGCCATTAAATGTAAGCATATTAGTGAGAATAATGCATATTCTATTAAAGATATTTTCTTTAAATATCTAACAGGTCTGATAGTAAAAAATAATTTAAAAATATTTACTCCTAATGTTATAAAGCAACTACAAACATTAGTATGGAAGAAAATAGAGAAGAAGGACAAAAAAGACAAGAGAAACAAGAAATAGAAAAAATAAATAATATTATAATTAGTTTTGATATTGGTATTAAAAATCTTGGATGTTGTATTCTTGAATATAACGAACAAAGTAATAATGCTAACATTATACACTGGGATTTACACAATTTAGTTGATGAAAATAGAAAAACAAAACCGAGTATTTCACAATTAAGTAATAGTATATTTAATGAAATGGATAATATAGTTTCAAAATGTTCTCATATAGATTATGTATTATTAGAAAATCAACCATCAAGAATAAATGGAACTATGAAAACAATACAAATGATTATATACTGTTATTTCCAACTAAGTAAATATAATACAAACTCTATTAAGAGGGATGTATTACTTATATCTCCAAGTAAAAAAACATTAGAACACCCTTATGATATAGATATAAGTTTGTGTAAATTAAAGAATAGATACGGGCAAACTAAATGGAAAGGTATTGAATTAACAAAGAAATATATAGAAAACTGTGAAAGTCTTGGGACTTATTTATCAAGTTTTAAGAAGAAAGATGATATTTGTGATGCATTATTACAAGCAATTTCTTGGTTAAGAAAAAATAATTATGATATTTTAACAATCGGTGATAATATTAAAAAATAAACGCGTTACTTTAATTTAAAAAGATATCCTTAGAATAATTAATAAGATTAATCAATATGGAAAATCCTTCAATTATGATTCGTTCTAACGATGATAATAATATTATCGAAATAGATGATGATAAACCGCAAACATTTAATAAACCAAGTTTCTTTTCATCTACTAATATGAATTCTTCCCTTGGTACAGATTTACTTATTAATAAAAATAAAATTAGTAAAGATGCTTTATCACGTTCTTCCTCTATTAGTAGTGGTAGTAGTATAAGAAGTGATAGTAGTGACAGAAATGACAATAGTAGTGAATACTCTGATACTGATAGTGATTCAGACAATTCAAATGGAAATGATTTCTTTAATAAACCTGCTTTCAAGGGATATGGAAACAACAATAATGATACAAATGATATGTTTGGAGCAAGAATTAGTGCTGAGAGAAATAGATTAGAAAGTGAAATTAATGAAAAGAAAGAAATATTATACCAGATGGACCGTCTTGAATCAAAAGGGTTTAGATTACCACGTAAGTTTAGTATGCAATCAGAACTTGAAGAAATGAGAGCTGAATACCACCGTGTTCTAAGAGAAAAAGAAGTAGATGCTAGTATTCGTTTCCAAAGAAAAATGTTGATGGCTTTTGTAACTGGTATTGAGTTTTTAAATACAAGATTCGATCCATTCGATATTAAACTTGATGGATGGTCGGAACAAGTTAATGAAAATGTTAATGATTATGATGATATATTTGAAGAACTACACGATAAATACAAATCAACTGGTTCAAAGATGGCTCCTGAATTACGTTTATTAATGAGTTTGTCCGGTAGTGGGTTTATGTTCCATCTAACGAATAGTATGTTTAAACAACAACCTCTCCCTGGTGTAGAGCAAGTATTACGTTCTAACCCAGAATTAATGAAACAATTCCAACAAGCAGCTTCTCAACAAGCAGCAAATCTACAACAAATGTCCTCAGGACAAATGCCGTCTATGCCTCAGACACCCCCTCAAAGACCTTCTCAGCAACAAGGAATGGGAGGAATGTTTGGAATGATTGGTAATCTTTTCGGGGGCGGTGGTGGTATGCCAGGAGAAATGCCTTTACCATCAAGACAAATGCCTAATTCTTCTATGCAACAAGCAAAGATGTCTGGACCATCTATTGACAATATAATTGAAGATGTTACTAGAGATATTAATACTTCACCCAGTATTGATAACAGAATAGAAACATTATCTATAAGCGATGATGAGATTACATCTATTATTGAAGATACTGCTGATATCAACGGAATTTTAGGTAAAACATCAAAAAGGGGTGGTAGAAAGATATTAGATTTATAAAGATAGAAAAACAATTTACTTTTTAATTATTATTTTTATTTTCTTGCGTAGTCTACACCAAGATAATTTCTTCCAACCCAGTTTCTATCTCTCTCAATCAATTTACTCATAGTTATATTTGTATTTTTATTTAAAATCATTATAACGTTTAAACGACGCATTACTTTCAAAGCAGCATCATGTTCATTTAGTTTTTTGTCTTTCTTTATGCCATTAATAGCATTCTTTAGAGCATTTCTTCTTAATTCTGTTGAAGTTTTAGTAACATTCTTATATCCATATTTACTTAATCCATCATCTTTGTTTAATGGGATAATGTTTTCAGGATTAGTTTTTCCAGGATTACCTCTATCCCTAATACATGATGATTCTACTTTATATTCTGTATTACCTCTTTTAGCAGTATAAGAACTGCGTAATATTTTACCAGGAGGACAAGATTTAGGAGCCATTATATTTCTAAAATATAAAAATAAAAATAATAAATAACTATAACTATTACTATTGCTATTTACTAATTAATTACTTACCAAAAGCTTTTGTAGCGCTTCTACGGAGAGATTTGGGAACTCTTGAAAGTGTTCTAATAGGATTTGAACTTGATTCTATTACTACATCTGACATAGTCTTTGTGTTTTGAAGAGTAATAGCAACACCACCACTTACAAGGGCAATTACTAAGGGAAGGAATATAAGAGAAATGTAAATAACTATTTCTATAATAGACCACCATAATAGAACTTCTCTTCTTACATCTTCAGAGCACTTGCATTTTTCACGCATTAGGAAACGTACATATTGTAAAGCATATACGAAGAAGATGAATGTAGCAAATACATATACCCATTTAACAAGCATATAGAGAATACCGGCAAATTGACCGAACATTCTAATTACTGCTCCAGGAGGGAGGAGAGATGTTACTAGTAAGAATATAATTGCGAAGATAATGTAATTCTTAATATATTTCTTGTAGGGGTGCTCAGCACAAGCACAGTCTATTTTTTCAAGTTTATCAATATAGGTATATGTAACACCCATTAATATAATACCTACTACACTTGTTAAAGCCCAAAAAAGACCTTCAAGTGATTTTAAGTTAGCTGATTTAAGCATAGATTTTACAGTAGCCATCTTTTAATATATATATATCTATATTTAATTAAGAAGATTTTATTTTATTTTTGTCTAAAATTGTCTCATCCACTCTTAGTTTTGGTTCAATCATATTGAATCCTAAGAAATTCAATATTTCTTCTTCTGTCTTTAATTCAGGTGCAGGTTCTACTCCTTCCTTTGGAGTAAATCCGTGTTCATTCATACTATAGCCTTTCTTTAAAGCTACTGAACGTAAAGCAACATTAAACCTATCTGAACCTGTGAAATATAGAACAGCGAACCCAAACTCTTTTTCAGGTGTTAATAATATATCTAATCTTCTCGCTTTTCCGTCTTTGCTTATCTTTGATACTCCCATAAACTTCTTATCTCCTTGTACCAATACATCAGTAACATATTTCTTTTCTATCATATATTCTACTATTTTTTTTAATGTCCTTTTACCTTCAGCAAATGAAGCAGATTTAGACCATTTTATTAATACATCTATGTCACCACTTGACTCTAATCCTCTACGATAACTACCTACAATTACACCTTCTAAACTGGGAGATACTTGACTTAATAATTTAAATATTTTTTCCTCGTGTTTCTCCATTTCATTCCTTGGTATTCTTAATAGTAAATCTTCGTAATGTAATAAACCTACTTTTTGATTTTTATTTAATAATTTAGGATCTTCTTCCGATTTTTTTCTTAAATCTTCAATACTTGTAATACCTTCTCTTTTTAATTTATTAGCTTTTACACGACCAATACCATACACATTCATTAATTGTTCTACAACATTAGAGCCTTTAAATTGTTCTTTTAGGTCTTTTGTTTCCTCTAATTTACCTGTTTCAAATATTTCAATAATCTTTTCCTTAATACTCTTACCAATACCTTTTACTCCTTCTAAATCTTC